TTATTGAACTCAAAGGAAAAGATCACATCCGCATGACCGTCCTCCTGCCAGCTCATCGGAAGAGATACCGTTATCGTCTGCTCTTCCGTGCTGCCGATCACCACCGGCTCTTCCTCCGGATCTTCCGGATCCACAGGTACCCCGTCAACATTCACCGAAGGGATCACCACATCACCGGAAGCCGTCACCGACCTTGTCACCGGCTGAGCCATCACATCTACGATCACCTGCCCGAAGAACTGCGCATGGTTCGCTTCAGTCGTAGCAAACTCGATGGAAATGATCTTCGTGTCCACATCCGCCACAGAAAATGCTGAAGCGTTAGTGAAGGTATGGATCCCGATCTTTCCTGCCTCGATCTGAGCCAGAAGCCCTGAAATGTTCTTATCGTTCTTACTCTTCGCCTGGGACAGCTTCGGATTCTTTCCCACGCACTTGATACTCTGCCTTCCGCCGATCTTGATGCTGTTCGATGTGATGCAGGCATACTTCGTAGCATCCGCCTGTCCGCCGGAAAAAGATAAGATATCCCCCACATCCAGTGCCGGATTCCCGATGGTATCCGAATCAAACGGCACATAGTTCACGACAGCTAGATCATTCAGGATATTCTCACACAACTGCTGCCTGGTCTCTTCCAGACCAAACTGTAGCAGCGGATTCACACCCAGATTCATGGTCAGCCCGTCATCCGGATCCAGCGCGTAATACTCCGCAATCTGTGTCCGAAGATTTGTAGAACTGACCGCCGTATATCTCGTGATGAAGTCCGAAAAGCTGGAAGAGAATCTGTGCTTCCTCTCTACCGTAAGCACCGGCGTATTCCCATACTTCCGCAGTTCCAGCTCCCCGACTCTGTTGATCACGAAAAAACCGCCAAGCACTTGTCCCACATAGAACAGCACATCGCGGTAAGTCTCAATGTCATTATCAGAATAGATGGACAGGTTCTCCGTCCCGTTCGGCATCGCCTCAATCGTTGCCCTATCCTGAGCCAGCGTCACCTCACAGGCCGTGCTGCAGAGCACCATGAAATCATATGCATTTCCGATAGATTCCAGAGAAGTAAATGCCTTCTCAAATCTCACCATGTAATCATAGGCCTTGATCTCCAGGCACTTTGCCTTCCTGTTGGCCTCCGACACCTCGAAGATTCCCATCGGAATCCGCTCATAAGAGCTGCCTGCTACCTGCAGATGATAGAACAGCTCCACCTTCGCATCTTCCAGCGTATACCGGTTGATCTCGGAGAATAGCGATATCCCCATCTCAGCCGCATAAACCGTTCCCAGTTCTATCTCTGTGGATCCGCAGCACTGACTGGTAATATACCCGCTGCCCTTGACCATATCATCCTGATCAAACTCATAAACTGTTCCGGCAGTCGTTGTGATCCTGCCGGTCCAGTAATATTTTCTTGTATTCGCCTTCACTGCTTCAAGAAAGGCATTGCTGACCGGATACAAATGACCACCTCCCTCCGGACATGAAAAGAGAGCCGGTTTCCCGACCCTCTTAGTAGCTAAATGTGATTTGCTTATTCTGCCTTGTCGCAATAGATTTGAATAGCGTTATCCACGAACTCTGCAGTTCCTTCTCCGCCATACTCATCGATGTTCTTTGTAAAGTCACCGCCTCCTGAATACATCTTACCCAAGCCTCGCAAAATCTTATTTGAGCAGGTGTACATGTTTTCAGTTATATAAGCTTGTATCCTTTTCACCAAATCCTGTGCTTCAGGCGATGCCGGATCCGTATTCCTCATCTCTCCAGCTTCCTTGAAAAGCAGCATAAATCTATCTGCAAGGATATTATCCTCTTCCTTTGTACGATTCTTCTGCTTTTCCTCCATCTCTTTGTACTCAGGCGTATTGCCATATAGTTCCTTGGCCTGTCGGGAATACTCATCCAGCTTACTTCTATCAAAAGCCTTAAAATCCATATGCTTCACTCCTAACAATTTTATTCCAAGCGCAAAGTTCATCAGATTCTCAATATGTTCCTTCTTCAACCGAAGCAGTTCAATCTGCTGCTCTAATGCCGTGCTTCTGTCAAAATCAGGACTGTTTATGATCGCCTTGATGTCCTTCAAAGGAAACTCCAACTCACGAAACAACAATATGTGCTGAAGGCGTTCCAGATCTGCATCGTCATACAGCCTGTAACCTGCATCGGTGTATCCCGTCGGATGCAAAAGACCGATCTTGTCATAATATTGTAGAGTGCGTATACTCACCCCGGCAAGCTTGCTCACTTCATGTATTGTCATCATTGGCATATCCTCCATTCGCTTGGTAATGTTAATATAAACTATTACGTAACGTAGGAGTCAACACTTTTTTTTCAAAATTCTTTCAACGTGAAAGATATCTCCCAGAGTGAACCATACGATGTATCGCTGACCAGCTTCACCTGATACCCGTCAATGTACATCTGCGTGTTTACGATGTTCATGGTCTCCATATCCAGGTATCCGACCGTAATGCTCGCCAGCTTCTTATATGCCGAAAACTTATTCAGCCACTTCTTCGATACACGGAAGGTCACTCCGATCTGAACCACGCCTTCCCGGACAACATCCCTCTGCGTGGTTCCTGCCTCCGTCACACCCCCGCTATCTGCCTCCACATCCGATAAACTCACAGAATAAGAGGCAGGCATCGGGATATTCTCATTGTTAAAAACAAGATACTGCAAATGAGCCATCTTACCTGCCTCCACTTCTTAAATTCATTCTCTGCTGAGCCGTAACCACAATCTCATCAATCATGTCACCGCCGATATAAACCGGGATCACGATATCCCCTGCAGCGCCTCCACCGGCCAGAGCTGTATTCAGTGCTGTATTGATTCCGGAGATCAAATCTCCGCTCGATGCAGCTGATCCGGAATAGCTACCCTGAGCTGCCATCGCCCTCGGAGTAATGGTAAGATCAGAAGTCACACCGTTCATTGCGTTCTCAATCATGCCCCGGCTCTTCTCAATGCCTTTTGCAAGTCCTCCAATGAAGTCCGGCATCCAGCTCTCATAATCCGTCAAAGGTCCTTCATCCGGCACAGAGAAATGCAGGAAGCTCCGGATCTTATTTGCAACAGAAGAAACCGCATCCCCGACCTTACCGATCATGGACTTGATACCATTCACGATGCCGCCAATGAAGTCAGCACCCCACTGGAAAGCCTGCGAAGCAAGTCCCTTGATAAAGCCGATAGCCTTGTCAAAGCCACCCTTCACTGCACCATAAATATTTCCGCAGGTATTTTTGATGCCGTTCAGCATAGCATTAAAGGCATTCGTCACGCCGGTCTTGATCGCGTTTGCCGCATTGGATACGGCAGTCTTGATATTGTTCCAGGCTGTCGTGACTGCATTTTTGATTGCGTTCACGATAGTTGTGATCGTATTCTTGATGCCGTTCCAGACCGTAGTAACCGCTGTCTTAATGGCATTCAGCACCGTAGTGATCGCAGTCTTGATCCCATTCCACGCCGTACTCAGGAAGGTGGAGATCGCGTTTACCACAGTCGTGATAACCGATTTGATCCCATTCCAGACTGTCGTGAAAAATGTCTTGATCGCATTGAACACCGTAGTCACAGTATTCTTGATTGCATTCCAGGCATTGGTCAGGAACGTGCTGATCGCGTTCACCACTGTCGTGAAAATGTTCTTTATTCCCTCCCACAATCCGGAGAAGAAATCCTTGATCGCATTCCAGACCGTTGCTGCCGTGGTCTTGATCGCTTCCCATGCCGCCTGGAAAAACGCTATCAATGCCTCCCATACGGCAATAGCAATCTCCTTAATGCTCTCCCACAGGTCAATCCAGAACTGCCGGAACTCTTCGCAGTTGTTCCAGAGATAGATAAATGCTGCCACCAGAGCCACAATCGCCGCGATGATCAACACATACGGATTCGCTGCGCATACCGCATTGAAGGCAGCAAATACTCCCTTCGCCGCATTGATCACGCCTGCCAGCTTCGGTACCAGAGTCATAATGGTACCTACTGCAGAGATGACTTTACCGACGATGATCAGCACCGGACCGATGGCAGCCGCAACCAGGGCAATCGTGACAATAACCTTCCTGGTACCTTCATCCATCGAATTGAGCCAGTCCACAAACTTCTGAATCCATCCGACAATCGTTCGGATCGCGGGCATCAGCAGCTCACCAAAAGAAATCGCCAGCTCTTCCAGCTGGGACTTCAGGATCTGCAGCTGACCGGCAAGGTTATCATTCATGGTCTCAGCCATACTTGCCGCGGAACCATCGCAGTTATCAATGGCAGATGAAAGCTTTTCAATATCCGCTTCCCCTGCATTCATCAGTGCAAGGAATCCGGACATCGCATTCTTCCCGACAAGGCTTTCAGCCGCTGCCGCCTTCTCAGATTCCGATAATCCAGAAAACGCTGTCCGGCAGTCAGTCAGGATATCCGACAGATCCCTCATGGAACCGTCCGCATTGGTCGTCGCTACCGTAACCTCTCCGATGGAAGACCCGCAGATCTTCACTTCTCCGGAAAGGTTATTCATGATCGTTCTGAGAGAAGTACCTGCCTGAGAACCCTTGATACCAGCATTGGCCATCAGACCGATCGCTTCTGCCGTATCTTCTGCAGAGAATCCCAAGGCACCAGCAATCGGAGCGCAATACTTGAAGGTCTCACCCATCATGGAGACATTCGTATTGGCATTACTCGATGCCGCCGCAAGGATATCCGCGAAATGCCCGGAGTCCTTCGCCGTAAGTCCAAACGCTGTCAGCGCATCTGTCACGATATCAGAAGTGGTAGCCAGATCTTCACCGGAAGCCGCAGCCAGGTTCATGACACCTTCGATACCGGAAAGCATATCCTCCGTCTTCCAGCCGGCCATCGCCATGTAGTTCATGGCTTCCGCCGCCTCGGATGCGGAGAACTTTGTCTTCTCACCCATCTCACGGGCTTTATCCCGGAGTGCTTCCAGATCAGAGCCAGTCGCGCCGGATACCGCCGCCACCTTGCTCATGGCGGAATCAAAATCAGCGGCAGTCTTCACCGCCGCCGTACCTAATCCCACAACGCCCAGAGTTACCGGCATGAACTTCTTTCCGACATTGGTAACATTGTCACCAACCGTCTTCAGCTTCTCTCCCTTTGCGGCAATCTCCTGAAGTGCAGTACCGGACTGTCTTGCCTGTTCCTCCAGAGCCTTCAGCTTCTGTTCAGTCTCAACGATCTCACGCTGCAGGCCATCATACTGATCCTGCGTGATCGTTCCATCCTTAAGAGCCTGCTCTGCCTGCTCCGCTGCCGTTTTCAAGGTCTCCAGCTTTTCCTTCGTTTCCTTGACGGCATCACCCAGAAGCCTGTGCTTCTGAGCAAGCAGTTCCGTATTCCCCGGATCAAGTTTCAGGAGCTTATCGACATCACGCAGCTGGCTCTGAGTATTTCTGATCTCTGTATTTACACCCTTAAGGGCTGTCTGTAGTTTGGTGGTATCGCCGCCAATCTCAACGGTGATACCCTGGATCCGTCCAGCCATCCGATTCCCTCCTTCCTGATTTTGGGTAAAAGAAAAAGACCGATTGCTCGATCTTTCTCATAAATAGTATTCTGTTTTTCCACTATAAACTGGAATCTGTCAGTCAAACAATACTTTCCAGTCATTTGCCTGTTGATATGCATCAAAACACATTCGAATCTGTTCTTCGTTGCATTTCTCCACGGCTAATGCAGGGCATTCGTCAATCGAAAAAAAACTGCTTTCAGATGTCTCAATATTTTCAACAAATCCTCCTCCAATAATCTCACACAGGTAAAATATTTTTACCACACCATACGCATATGGCGGAAGATTGTGTTTGTCCCTGTCCTGTATGGCTATGACCATTTTAATGGAAACATCCAGGCCTGCTTCTTCTTTTGTTTCTTTGATTGTATTCTCCGCAGGAGAGAGGTTGAACTCGCACCAGCCTCCGGGCATCGACCATTTGCCTTTTTCGCAAACCAGCAGTATTTTCCCATCTCTAAAAATCGCTGCGCGTGTGTCTACCTTCGGTGTTTGATACCCTTCATCCCCACAAAACAAGCCGGTAATCTTTTCGGCAGGTACATCCGATCTCATCAGCATCATTTCTGCCGCGATTTCCCGGATACGCTGATAGCGTTCTTTGTCATATGCATCATGTCCATAGTAGAGTCCTGCCTGTGCAAGACTCTGGAGTTCTTTTGCCCATTCCACAATCTGATCCATATATTCCTCCCGCAAATCCTGATTTGCCACGCTGAATCATATATCGTCATTGCACGGCAAATTGATTATAACATGGATGCAAAAAACCGTGTGTGAAAAGACTGTCAATTCTGCATCAGAAACGGTCCATATCATCCTGACTTGCAAGCTGATCATGAGGCTCATCATCCCTCTGAAGCTCCGTATACATATCCAGCACGGTTCCGATCGTCAGTAGATCCAATTCGCTGATATGGATTCCCAGCTGCACACACCGAAGCAATAACAGCGGCGTTGTCATTTTCCGGTCAGTCGCTCGAAGTTTTTTTTACTCTCCACCTGCGTCTGAACATTCAGGCCCCAGAGCTCAATGATCTCAGGCAGCACCTGATAAATGGAAAATGTCCCGAACTGATCCAGCCATTCATCCGGCGTATCCGGAACTCCCTGCGGATCCGCATGCTTCGCCATGATGTAGCTGATATCCTCGAACAGCTCCAGCGAAAAAGAATCCAGTGCGGAGTTTTCGGGATCGTTCTCATCAATGCTCTTCTGCAGGTCATGAAGATCCTTATAGATATCCCTATGGAACTTGTTTCTGTATATTCTCGGAATGGCCGCCGATGCCCTGAAAGTCACATCCTTGCCATCAATATTCACTGTCTTTGTAAGTGCCATTTCACTTTCCTCCAATCATAAGAATGGGCAGAGCCGAAGCCCTGCCCGTTAAGAT